TGGCTTCAGCCATGGGGAGTGTCAACTTGTTCGCTTGATCTTTCGTAAGGGGATCGCCCAGGCCGTCAGAACCACCACTGCCGGCACGGCCGCGGCCAACACCAGCATCACTATGAGGACCTGCATCGCCAGCCAGATCGCTGAAGACGCCAGCCAGAATGCGGTTTCGACTATCGCATCCATCCGCCCGGCCCCCGGTTCCAATCGCCCAGACCCTTAAACTCTTCGTCTTCGTCGCGCTCTTCCTTCTCGGCCGGCGCGACCTTTTGCGCGAAGGTTAACGCGAGCGCATCCCCGTCGTCGGGACTTGCCTGCCCGCGCTTCTGCATGTCGGCCTTCGATTCCAGCACCAGGCGGTTGCTGCGGTTGATCCCGTAGCCCGGGCCGGCCAGATCGGAGGCCATCTTGTCATCGACCTCAATCGCGCCGTGCAACAACCAGTCCTTCATCTCCGACCAAATGTAGGCCCGCATGTTGGCCTTTGACCGGTCCGGAGGATGTGCCAGGCCGAAGTCCGTCTCGAAGACATTCTTGTAGCCCAGGGCCCGCAGGCGTTCGTAGATCGCCGCGCCGAAGGCCATATCGATGAACATGGCCGCGACTTTGCGGCCGGGGCGGTCGTCCCTGAGGATCTCGGCCAGCTTGCCCACCAGCACCGACCGATCCCGGGTGTGTTCTCCGGCGATTCGTACCCTCGGAATCGTGCGCGCATCGTTGCCGCGGCGGAATGCCGCTACGTTCCAGGCCTTGCCGCCTCCCGACACGTCCACCCCTACAATCAGGGGGTCGTCGGGCAAACTGTCCGGTTTGCGCTCCTGCGCCGCCAGGATGCGGCCGCGGTCGATGAACTGGAGTTCGGAGGCGTTCGGCGCCAGGCCGAGGATGCGGACGCGGAAATAGTCGCTGTCCTCACCATACTCTTCGAGCCATTTTGCGATCTGGTTCTTGTTGGCGAAGCGGCTGGTGCGGCTGTCGATGCGCCGGTGGTTCCAGTCGCCCCCGCCGAGCCGCGATCGCTTTCCGAAGTTGACCTCATAGAAACGTCCGGTGTTGCGCTCCGGCTGTCCCCAGGCGAACCACATCGGCTCCCCATCGGACAGGCCTCCCTCGGCCACTGTCCAGACGGACTCCGGGATCATGCTGGCCTCATCGAACATATACCAGCTCGTCGATGTCGCCGCGTGCTGCCCGGCGAAGGCCTGAGCCTTGTTCTCCTGGCAGGCCCGCGGTACGCAATTCCAGGTCTTTGGCCTCTGCTTGTGGAAGATGCCCCGCGCCTGGATATTGAACCAGTGCCCGGTGATGCACAGCGCCGTCCACCGCTGCAACGCTCCCCAGGTGCGGACTTCGAGCTGTCCCCAGGTGCCGGCGGTCACCGTGCCCATGGAATCCGGCCGCGTGGAGAGTATCCAATCGCCGATCCAGGCGCCCATGACGCTCTTGCCCGTGCCGTGTCCCGAGGTCGCGGTCATCAGGATCGGCATCACGGGGTCGATGCCATTGAAGGCGCGCTCGACTACTTCATCGCCCAGGTCCAGCAGAAACTGCTTCTGGTTCTCGTCGGGGCCTGCCTGGTCGGCGAGCTCAGTTCCGAACACTTTCCAGGGATATGCAAACATCACAAAGCCGAGGGGATTCGACTTGAACGTCGCCATCCGCTCGGCGAGCACGCTGGCTGCCTCCATCTCGCTGAGGGTTTGCTCTTCAGCTTCCGGGCAATTCTCGAGCGGCTGCTCTTGCGGCGTCACGTTCGGCTTTTTCCTTGGCAACCCGTGCGTTGCCGGCGTTGATCTGCTGCATCAGCACAGTCATGTTGACGGCACCGACCTGGATGTCCATCTTCGGCTTGAGCTTGATATGGCCCAGGGCGATGGCCACTTCTTCGCGCAGCGCCATCCTCTTCTCGATCACCGCGGCGTCGAAGGAATATTCCGGTTGCGCTTCCGATCCCTTGCCCTCACCCATGGACTTCATCTTGTAGCTGATGGTCAGCAAACCGGTGTCCCCGCCGGTGACGCCCTGCATTTCCGGGGATCTGGCCCGCTGGTTCATCAGGCTCTCCAGGCGGGCGTGATCGTTATTGGAGGCTCGGAGCCGCCGGTCCTTGTCGGAGATGCCTTCATTGCGTGCTTTGCCGCGCCAGGCGTTGGCGGCCAGCTTAAGCTCCTGCTTGAATGCGGCGTCGGCGCGCCAGTTGGCGAGAGTTTTCTCGGAGACGCCAACCTGCTTGGCGATCTCCTGGATCTGCAGCTTGCCGGCGGCTAACAGGGTGACGGCTTTCTGCCGCATCACCAGGGAGGAGGCGTGGGACTGGGACATGGAGGGGAACTATTCCACCCTTTGGAGAATGCAGTAGGCCGCTGAGTGGCCGACTTTCCTGCATTCGCGGTACTTCCACCGCTCACAGGAGTAGGATGCCAGGCAGACCGCGACGAGGAGGGCGATACAAAAAAAGAATTTCATTTGCAGCGGTAACGCACGTTCGGGCTCATATCCTCACGGAGGCGCTTTAGCCAGGCTCGATCCAAGCGGAGTTTCTCGCAGAAGTCCGCATGCTTCCCCGTGCCGAAGGCGCAGGCCTCGCAACATTGGGTAGCGGCGGGTTTATAGGGTCGGGATTGGAGTGTCATGGTTGGTCGTTTGCGTCTTTTTCCTGCTCTCCCATGGAAGGAAGTCGCAGGCTTATCGGTTCGCGCCGGTGATCTCGCACGATGTACGTGCCGGCGCGCGGGGACCGCCGGTAGGCGTTGACCGATTCGAAACAGAGGGTGCCATCATTTTGGCGTACTGGAATGCAGACAATCTCGGGTGGCGTCATGCTGTGGCCACCAGGCGGCGCCGCGCGATTGCGACGTAGGCTTTCTCGCGCTCGATGCCGGTGATGGACTTCCATCCGGCGCGCCTGGCCGCGATCATCTCGCTGCCGCTTCCGGCGAATGGGATCAGGAGTTTCGCGCCTTCATTCGGTGGCAGGATCAGTCTTGCGAGGTATTCCAGCAGCTTCAGGGGCTTCACTGTGGGGTGGGTGTTCCCTTCCCCGCGTTCCTTCTTGGAGGCCTTTGCACAGTAGAAAAACCGGGATGCGCCGCCAGCGTCCGTGCCGCGGTGGACGACGCATTGCGCGCCCTTCCAGCCGGCGTAAACGTCGCGGTGCTTGTCGGCGCTGCGCGTTGCCGGGTTATTGCCGCTCACCAGATGCCCGCTCTGCTCATCGATGAGCGCGGCCGTCTCGGCATCCAGGATGATGTTTGCGGGCCAGCGACCCACGGTATCAGGTTGATTCGCCTTGGCAGTATCGTAGTTATCGCCAAGTCCGGTTTGCGATGGCCTTCCATTAGGAGCACACTTGTAATCGCCGTTCAGGTCAATCCGGCTCCCGTCGATGTTTAAGCCAGCTACGCCGTGCTCCAGAGCGTTCTCCGCGAACGTGCCCTCGCACGGCTTCATCGCCAGGATAATGGACTCATAGGCGGGCTTGAGGGCTGTGCCGTAGCCGTCCCACCGCGCACCCTCTGTCGTCAGCGGGGCCTTAAAGCTCCGCGTACCGTGGTTTGCCTTTGTCCACTCGTCCTGCGCGAACGTGGGGGTCGTATGTCCAGCGCGTGGGTGGTCGTATCGTTCCCGCGTTAGGCCCTTGTTCTTGTCGATGGCCTGCGCAATGTTCAGCGACTTCGGGAATCCTTGCCCGTAAATCCACATCAGGCAATCGCGGATCTCGAAGCCCGCGTCTTCTATGGCGCACATGACCCTGTGATGGGTGCGCGCGCCGCCGAACACCAGGATTGGCGCTCCCGGCTTCAGGACGCGAAGCACTTCGGCCCAGACTACTTCGCTGGGCAACGCCGCATCCCACTTCTTGCCCATAAATTGAAGGCCGTAAGGAGGGTCCGATAGTACACCATCGAAACTCGCCGCCGGCATCTTCCGCAGCACTTCGAGCGCATCGCCCGTGATAATCCGCGTCATGCCGCTTTCACCTTCTTCAGTTCCAACCTCACCAGCCCCTCCGATATCCCCAGGGCCGCCGCGATGGCGCGCCGACTCATTCCACCGGCCAGCAGCTCCGGGATCCTGTAGCGGTCGTAGCATTTAAGCGGCGCCCCTTGCGCCAGGTTCTTCTTACTCTTCGACTCGCGGATTTTATCCTTGCCGATGCGGCCGAGCCGGAAGTCCCTCTGGTAGCGCTGCACGCCGAGCTTGACGCGGTCGATGATCAGGTCGCGCTCAAATTCGGCGAACAGCATCATCAGCACCATGATCATCTTGCCGAACGGCGATCTCTCGTCGGTGTCGATGGGCTGGGTGGTGGTGATGAAGCGGCATCCGGCGTCGTTCAGGGCTTCGATGTTGGCCAGGAAGTCCTTGACGGAGCGGCCGAACCTGTCCATCTTCCAGACAATCACCACGTTGATTTTCTTGCTCTTGGCGTCCGCCAGCATCTGGGCCAGGACCGGGCGGGCGCTGCCTTGTTTGCCGGAGGCGTCCTCGAGGTACTCGACGATGGGCCAGCCTTTTTGCTCGGCATAGGCTCGTAGTTCGGGCACCTGGTTCTCGGTGTGCTGCTTATCGTCGGAGACGCGGGCGTAAATGCCGGCGGTAATCAATCTGGCCGACCCTTGGGGGACTCGTCGCCTTTGATGGTCTTCTTAAAGAGCTGCCCGGATGCGGAGTGGAATACGACGATGCCTTCCGGGTCCATGAAGCCTGGCGAGGCCTCGGATCCCAGCATCTTTAGCCCCGAGAGCGCGGCATCGATTGCCTCGGTGCAAAACAGTCCAGCGTAGAGCGTCGGCACCACATCGCAGCAGGCCGGGCGCGCGGACCGCTCCGCCCATCGCGCCGTATTGAACAGGGAGAACCGCTTGACCGTCTGGCCATACCCCCGCTGAATACCCAGCCCCCACCATTCGCCAAAATGTCGTCCCGGCCCTAGTTTTGCGAGTTCTTCGCGGTGGTCTTCCGCCCACTGGGCGAAGCCGAAGTTGTCCGCTCCCTTGGCGGCTGAAAGCCAGCGGTTGCGGCTGCCAGCCAGGATGCGGCCGTCTTCGGTGATGTAGACCTGGGCGTTAGTCCCGTCGATCTTCTCGGTGATCACGCATTCGCGGGTGAGTCGAGCGATTTTGGGAAACGGCTCGAACTGCGCCGGACCCGAAGGAAGTATTTCGGAGGTGACAATGATCATTCTGATAGCCCCATGTCTGCCCTGCGCTGTAGATAGCCCACTACAGCCAGGTCGAACTTCAGACCCCTTGCCACGCTCCCCTGCAGGGCGTCGATGCGTCCCACCAGGTCCTGCATGAGCTTGCAGTGCGCCGCCAGCTCGCCGTGCAGTTCTTTGCTGCGCGCCGCCAGCTTGGCCTCGAGCGCCGCTATCTCCTCGTGCAGGCCGTCGATCTCGGTGCGGTTGCTCATTTTCCGCAATAGGGGCACGGCTTAGACTCCGGGCCCGGTCCGTTCCGTGTGCTGTCGATCACCGCGATGGCGCGAGTCACTATGGCCGTCTGGCGCATCTTTGTTAGGGCGCAGCGCAGCGTGATCAGGCAGCATTCCTGGTCTTCCCAGGTCGCTTCGTGGGGCGTGGGTGCGGATGCGGTGTAGGCCATGGCGGTCTTTGTGGCGGGCATTGGCTACTTAAAAATGACCTTGCTGGCCCACGCGCCCATGAAGGCGCCGATGCAGACCAGTAACGCACCCCAGACGGCTTTGCCCTGGGCGTACCAAAGGCCTCGTTTGGTCGCCGCGGCCTCCTGCTTTCGCTCTACTTCCTCCACTCGTTTCGCCAGCGGGCAATCGGCGTCGTGGGTGAGGGCATTCGTTTCGATTTGCACCAGCCGCTCGTCGTGCCTGGTCACGGTGCCGTTGGTGAGTCTCACCTGTTGCAGCACGATCTTCTGGTCGGCTCCGATGTTGGCTACGCTGACAATGAGTTCGAGCAACTTGTTGTTGAGCGTTTCGATGGCGCGGTCGGAACGCTCGCTTACCGCGTCGACCCGCCTGCTGAGGAGCGCAAAGCCGTCGTGAATGATGGCCAGGCCAGTTGGTGTTTCCATGTTGTTATCGGTTGTGGGCGTCGGCGCGAACTACGCGGCCTTGCCCTGGGGGTTAATTAGTTCGAGGGACTGCGGATCCACTTCGGCCTTGATGGAGCACTCGGCCGAGGTGAGCGTGACGACTACCCACGCCTTTTTCTTCCAGCGCATGACATAGCCTTCGAGGCCGGTCAGGGGGCCGTAGCGCACGCGCACCTTGTTGCCGGCGGCGAAGAACTGGCACGGCATGGCGATGTTGGGGAAGCTGACGATCTTTTTGACCTGCTCGATCTCGCTATTGGGGATCGATACGGCGTGCCGGCCGAAGCCGAGGATGCCCGCCACCTGGGGGATGGCCACCACCGCTGTCTTCTCGGCCAGGTCGAAATAAGCAAAAACGTATCCCGGCATGAAGCGGCGCTCGATCGAGCGTTTGCCGTCGCGGGACTTGATCAGGGCGTGGGGGTAGTAGCTCTCAATGCCCGCAGCGTCCAGCTTCAAGGCCACGGTGGGCTCCTGCGTAGACCGGACGTGGAGCGCATACCAGTTCACGATTAAACCGCCAGTTCGACCAGTTCCACGGCGTAATCGTCGAGGTTGTCGATTCCAAGTTCCACTTCGCCGAAACCGGCACCGCGCAGCGCGTTGCGGACGCCCATCATGGTCGTGAAGTGGTAGGGCACCCACCAGTGCTGCGGATCCGCGGTGATGTAATCACGGACTAGGGTTCTGGTTTCGGGTGGAATGGTGCGTCGTAGGAAGGCGACGGCGCCATCGACCAGAACGGGATCGATGTCCAGGTACGACCGCTCACATTGCGAACAGCCTCCGTCGAAGTCTTCGAGCCCCGGCTTCGGAGCGACGCCGGAACGCGCCACGGTGCCGCAACGCAGGCAGAACCCGTAGATCATCGGGCGATGGCCGAACCAACGGCACAGAAACGCCTGCCACCTGGTGGGACCGAATTGGATAGTGACTCTCATGTCTTTTTGACAGCCTCCGGCCCCAGACTTGCCTGTTTTGCTGGCACGAAAGGGTTTACAAACGGCCCCTGACTTCAGGCCGCTTTGACGGATTTCACTTCGGTGGCGTTCTTGAGGACCGCCGAAACG